ACTCTTTGCCAGAAGGTCCCGAAATATCCTATCTATAAAGGCTCACATGGGGCGTTATATCAATATGCCGATAAAGTATTTAAGTTAAAAGACGGACTGGTTCGCTGGGTGCAACATGAAAACTCTGTTACCAATGCCAGACTCAGATCAAAGATGAAAATTAACAAGGTAGGTAACATGAGACTATACGATGAGGATCATAACTGGATCTCTGAACGTGCAACTGATCCGGTAATTAACATACTTACCAGGACATTTAAAAGACCTGAATCATTTAAGGAATGCCGGGGATCTGTTTTATCCCAGACTTATATTCGAAGTGAAGGGAAGTTCGGGGACCGAAAACAGCTTATAAATCATATTACAGGCTCTGAGGTCGATTGCCCTTACTACCCTGAGGCTATTAAACTGTCGAAAAAATCCGGTAAGTTCCTCCCGTGGAACCTGCATCTGAATGATCTTGGAAAGTTAGTCAGGACCGGATGGGTAATGTATCTTGATGATGACGATAAACTGATGTATCCGGAAGCTATCGCGGATCTTGTAAAAGAGATCGAAAATGAAGATCAGCTCCTGATCTGGAAAGCTCAGATAGGAACGTGGACAGCACCTAATGATAAGCACTTCGGGAAGGTAATTAAAAAAGGTCAGGTATCCGGCATTGCAATATTATTTCACTCGAAACATTTACCTGTTCCATGGATGGCTATGCCTGCAAGTGACTTTCACGTGATTGAATACCTGAGCAAAAAACTGAAGGTTAAATGGGTAAATAAGATTTTCACCGGCACGCAGGCCGGGCATAATCATCATGGGAAAATGCCAGATATTGAAGTAAGGAAAAATCCTGATGTAAAAAAAGCCCCGGCAATCAAAACAGAGTTAATTAAAGGATTAGTTACGGTCGGAACTCCTACATGGAACAACGGGGATATATTCTGGCTGTCGGTTGAGTCTCTTTGCAGACAGAAAACATCCTGTCCCTGGGAATACGTTGTACATGAATGTCCTTCTCCTAATCCGGTAGGGGAAGCTTTTCTGATGAAATATAAGGACAAACTGAAGGCTGCCGGGTGTGTGAGGATCAAATATATCAATCAGGGCAAACGAATAGATCTATCAACGAAATGGAAGCAGATAGCTGATGCAGCCCGTGGCAGAGTGCTTATACTTCATGACTCGGATGATTACACGCATCCATTAAGGATTCAGCGCACCATGGAGCTAATAGGTGATCTGCCGTGGTACGACACCCGCTATGCATGGCATTACTGCATCACTACAGGTAAGATGATCCTGTATGACTATCAGATCACTAAGAAGCGATGGAAAACAGGATTTAATATTGCAATACTTACAGAGATATTAAGGAAAGCCCGTGATCCTCACAAGAACGCAGGCATACATAGATGGCTAAGCGACTATGTGAATGAGAAATATATTGATCAGACAAACTATCCCTGTGTAGCCACAACAGGTGCGAACACTGTATCGTTAAACAGAATAAGACATTTTAATCATCCGGCTCCGCCATTTCTAAAGACCGGTAAGACTATTCGTGACATAGGATTGCCGGAAGATATAGTTGGCAGGCTGGCAGGAAATAATACAGTATCGCCACTTGAGATACTCCGGGCGCAGGAGAAAGTGGAGGTGATGTTTATAAAAGGATATAGCAGATCATATAAAGCAGGTGATGTGCGGCGTATACCCCGCCTCGCGTATAACAGGCTGTTAAAGAAAAAGTATGTAAGGCTGCTTTATGAGCAACAATTAGAACCGGTAAATATAGATTTATGAAAATAGAAATAGTAACAGATATAACGATTGAGCCTGTCACACTGCAAGAGGTGAAGGATGCTCTTAAGATCACCGGCACGGGTCATGATGATGAGCTGGGGCGATTGATAACCGATGCACGCAAGTACGTGGAGAAAGCTATCGACCAGAGTGTCCTTGAGCGGGAGCTGAAGGTGACGAGCGATATCGAACTGGACGAATGGGACATGCCCTTTGGTCCTGTTATTGGTGACGTGACAGACTCAACAGATGATGATTATAATTACGTGTATGAATATTCAGCAGGGTATGATGAAACGCCCGCCGATATCAGGAGATTGATAATTCTAATAATCAAATATTGGTATGACATTGACGATATTGCCCAGCCGTTGCCCGAAGTGGTAAAAAATCTGATATGTGCCAATACAAGAAACCCGATGTTATGAAGCTACATGATGAACTGATTTTATACCAGAGAGTATTCACCTCAGACGGTGCGGGAGGTGGGACACCGGGAGCGTTGACAAAGATAGCCTCCCCCTGGGGTAATGTCAGGCCCATGAGCGGTTTTATCGCCTTACAATTTCAGCAGCTCACAGGCTCAAAGGGTTACGAGGTCTGGATAAGGACAGATTTTGACCTTAAGCCTGACCGTGGATATATAGTGACATATTCAGGCATATATGGTGATTTGAATTTGATAATACAGGATATTGATGTTTATAAACATATGACTAAGCTAACTTGTAAAAGTGAGAATAAACTATAAATTTGATGATGCCAATTTTCCCGCTACCATGCGAAAGATCCGGGAAGATTATGAGAAAGAGATTGCTGAGGCCATTATGATAGCTACCAGGCAGACATCCAAGGGAGCAAAGATGTATGCCCCTGTTGATAAAAGGGTTGGTCATGGTGGAGGTCTTAAAGCGAGCATACGCCCCAGCTATGAGGGAAAGACAGGAGAGGTGACTGTGGGTGCAGGATATGGTCCTTACGTGGAGTATGGAACGGGTAACAGGGTGAACGTTCCGGGAGAGCTGAAAGATTATGCCATCCAGTTTAAGGGTGCAGGGATAAGGAACGTGAACAACCGTCCGCAACCGTATCTTTACCCTTCGTTCTTTTTAAACAGGGAGAAGTTCATTAAAGACATGGACAAACGAATAGATAAAATTGGTAATAAGAATTGGAGATGAAAGACTGTTTTTATCAATACAGAAAAGCTCTTTACGAGGCGTTAATCACATTGACTTATGACGGTGAGCTTATCCCTGTCATGGAGTTTGCAGGGGATCAGCAGGCCACTCCGTATATTCAGATACTTGGCATGAACAGCTCCTTAGAGAGGGATGATGATAAGTTCACCCAGACAGTGATCACAGATATACAAGTGGTCACGTCACATGAGGGCGATCCTGATGAGTTTGGGAGCAAACAGTCAGACGATATTATGAACGACATAATGGAGTTGTTAATAACAAAAGGGGTAACTGTGCCTGACAGAGCTAAGTTTATGACCATGGATGATTTCACGGACAACGGATGTTACTTTTCGAATCTTTATTATACTCCATTTTATGATGGGAACAAGCTCTTTATAATTAAAATATTAACAATTTCAACAATGATAGATCAGGATAATTAATTTAAATTTAAGAAAAATGGCAAAGATTAAAGGTAACAATGTAAGGCTTTATCTGGGTAGCGACTTACTCGCTCACACCACCGAAGTATCAATCAATTTTGATACAGATACCGAAGAAGTCACTGACGCTGATAGCGGAAACTGGGCGGAAAATGCCCCGACACTGAACCGCTGGAACATCGATGCGACTGCGTGGTATAATAATGCTGTGGCGGTAGGCGCAGATTTCTCCGATGTTATGGATGCTTACCTCAACCAGACTCAGTTAACATTAGTATGTGAGCTGGAGACGGGTGTTAGTTATTCAGGACTCGGCTATCTGACTAACCTGAGCCCTTCGGGCGGGACGGCAGCTAACTACGTCCAGTTCTCGGCAGGCTTCATCGGAACAGGTGAGATCTCGTGACCGTAGAGATAAGACACGGATGGTGTAAGATGGGCTTCCGCTTTGATGTCTTATCCGTATATCTTCTCTCCATGCAGCATGGGGTGGACTTGAATAGTCTGGATAAGATTGATAAGGATGAGTATGTCCCGTCATGGCTATGGTGCGCATACCGCTCATGGTGCATGTTTAAATACCGTAAGCCAAGGGTGAGCTATCTCCGTATGAAAGCTTTCATGGATAATATGCGCAAGAGTGACTGGGATAAGATTACCGAGGTGATGAGAGGGTCGTCAGGCCCGGCGGGTAAGGCAGGTGATAAAAAAAAAGTGCAACATGGGACGATCTCTTTATCTCAGGATGGCGGGCAGGAATAAAAGAGGATGATCTGCTAAGACTCTCTTTTGCGCAGGTGCACAGATTACTAGAAGCTGAGAGACTGAAAGATGAGGACGAATGGAGAAGAGCAAGACAGATAGCGTACGAGGTATGGCGCAAGGGCGGCAAGAACGCCCCGGCAATAGATACCTATATGCCTATCGGCATTGTAATCAGAGAGATGACTAAGGAGGAGCTTGATGATGTTTGGGAAGAATATGGTAAGCTAAAAAAACATGGAAAAAGAATTTAAAGCGAAATTTACGGCTGACAACTCTGATCTTAGTAAAAAGACTAAGCAGAGCGAAAAAGAAGTAAAAGGGTTTACCGGTCAGATGAAAAAGTTTGGTGCCATGGTGGCCGCTGCTTTTTCTGTTGGTGTGATAATCAATTTTGCCAAAGAGATGGTTAGCCTTGCCTCTAAAATAACGGGGGTGGAATTAGCTTTTAATCTCCTTAACAAACCATCATTACTAGATGACCTGCGTACAGCGACAAGAGGAACAGTTACCGACCTTGAGTTGATGCAGAAGGCTGTGCAGGCTAAAAACTTTAAAATACCACTTGACCAGCTTGCCACCTATTTTGAGTTTGCCACAAAAAGAGCTATTCAAACAGGGGAATCGGTTGACTTTCTTGTTAACTCTATCATCACAGGTATTGGTCGCAAGTCAGTACTTGTAATGGATAACCTTGGCATCAGTGCCGTTGAGCTGCAAGAGGAAGTAAAGAGGGTAGGTGATTTTGGAGAGGCATCGGGTAATATTATCCGTAGGGAATTAGAATCAATGGGTGATGTGGCCGATACTACCGCCACCCGCATGGCTTCCCTTTCGGCTTCGTTCACTAATCTCAAAACTAATCTGGGTAAATTAAT